CCTGTAGTGCATCGGAGCGCCCGCGTCGGTGTGGTTCTCCGGATCGAGCGCATAGAGTTGGCCTGTCTCCCAGTCCGCGACCACGTTCTTCCCATAGGCGAAGGCGGAACACGAGGCTCGGTGACGATGCTCAACGCCGTTCGTATCGGTCCACACCGGCTCATGCCACTGGTCCGGCACCGTTTCGTCCCAACGCCAGGACCGGTCAGCGGTCGGGAAGTTGATCTGATAGAACGTGTGACCGCGCTGCTGAAACGTGAACCCCTCCGCGTCCGTGACGGTGGGATATTTCGCCATGGCGTTCTCAAGCGCGAAATTGCTGATACGCTTGGCGTCGTAGCCTTCCGTGCGAACCACGATCGCCTGTCCATTCTGGTCCTGCGACAACCAGAACGCGGAACCGTTGGCTTGCGCGACGGATGCCTTCGCGATGCACCCATGCTGGATGAAAGGTCCCGGCATGATCTGGAATGGAAAGTCTGGCGCCCCGGCATCGAACCATATTTCAGTCGTGCGCTCGCCGATCAGCCAGATTTCCCGCTTGATCACGATGAGAGACACAAGATTATCCGAATAACCGTTCTTCGCGGCGAAAAACAGCGCGTCGAACTTAACCTCGTTTAGCAGGGTGCTGTAGAAGTTCCGCGTGCCGGGTTGGTTCAGGAGAATGAACCCGTCGATGACGTCCACTCGGTCGGCGCCAAAGAACGCATACACGGCGCCGGTGACAGGCGGATCAGGTCCATTCGTGGACGAGTTTATCCCAGAGAAGGCGTTTGTCGCCCGATCGATCTGCCAGCCAAACGGGCTACCATCGACAATCACCAGCGTCGTGCCGTTGTCGATCATGCTCACACGGCCGCGATCGGTGTTGATGGTCCCGATCTGGCTCAAGGCCCAGGTCGGCGAGACCTCGAACACCGCCCGGCCGGAGACATAATAGAGCGTATCGTTGTTCGCCCAATACAGGCCACGACCGGCGAACGAGACCGGCGGAGACGCGAGCGGCGTCAGGCCGGGACAGCCATAGTAAGTCAACGGCGAAGCGGCATCAGTCGGGTTTTTTTCCGCGAATACATTGACACTCCGCACCGCGCTCGCGATGACGCTGCGCGCTTCGTAACTACCACCCGTGAGAGCGACTCTGGTCATTTACGCGCTCTTGGCGCCGCCCTGCGCGCTGATCCAGGTCGTGCCACTCGTTTGGATGAACACCGCGTTCTTGGCATTGGTGAGCGTGACCGAGGCCGCTGTCGTGCCAGCATCGATCGAGGTCAACGTCTCGCCGGGGAAGATCGCCATCGCCGATGCGCCCTGGTTGAAAATCCAGACCTCATTCCCAGGCGTCGCGAGCACCAAAGGCAGCTTCACGGCATCGCCGGCCGTCCCTACCTTGGTCACGACGGCGATGCCAGTGTTGATCGCCACGGCGCCGGCCAGCGTCTGCGTCGTGCTAGCGGTGATGTTGTTCGTGATGCTGTTGATGTTGAAGCCAGTCGTCGTCACGGTTCCGACCGTGAGAGTGGACATCGTTCCAGACTGAGCGACCGTCCCGCCGTTGATCAAGTCCGCGAGATTGGCCTGCTTGCCCCCCGTGGGCGTGACGAGGATGGTGTTGGGCTTTTGCTGCTGGAACGTCGGTCCGGTCAGGATCAGGGTGTCATCGGCCATTGTGCATCACTCCATTTCGTTCTAGTAACTTTGCCCCGAGTAGATATTGAAAAACGGCTTCCGTTGCAGCCCCGTTGGCATTTCCATGCGTGGGATTTGCGCGTTCGCGGTGCGGATCGTCTCAAGCGATGCCTTGGCTAGTCCGACCGTGGCCTCCGGCAATGACGATCCGGGATAGATCGCGGCAAGCCTGATCGCGAGATTGGTCCAGATCGCCTCGGTATATTCGTCCGGCAGGTTGATCGACTGCACGTAACTATCGAACTGCCGCAACGTGGCTTTCAATAGCAAATGCAATTCAAACGCACCGGCTTGTGGCACCGGCCAAGGAAATACCGACCCAACCGGGAAATCACTATCGTAGAAGATCGCCACAGGCCATGTGCCGAGCGTCTTTAGCGCGATGTTGCTGTAGTCCTCGCGCGATTGCAGGATCGTCAGCGGGTAATCCACGAAGTTCGGCGCGTTGTTGATGAATTGCCGGATGTAGGCTCCCTCAAGTCGAGTGGGCCGAGCGGCATAAATATCTCCACCTGGGCCAATCGTGTAAGATTGCTGGCCGGTCGTGTTCACGGACACATCAATCAGATGGTAGACAAGCCACCGCTTGGCGTTCCATCCGGCTATCATCCCGTTTAGCGCGGCGAAGGCGTCGCTGTAGTCCTCCGGCAACGCCGTCTGCCCCACACCCAACACACCGATGGCGCGAAGGCCGAACGCGACCTGTTCCTGTGGCGTCGTCAGTGGCATCAGGTCGCCTTGGTCGCCGGCTTGTCGTCCGCTTTGTCCATCTGACCGAGCGCGGCGAGCGGTTGGACGGGCAGCGACGAGGCGCGAGGCGGAGGTTGCGTTGGCAATGATGCGAGCCGTGTGCGTTCCGCCGCGGCATCCGCCGCCGCCTTCCTGGCTGCCTCGGCTGCCTTCTCCGCCTCGATCAGCGACGCGCCGCCCATCTGCTTACGCACCGCGTCGCGGTCCCTCGCACCCTGCGCGTGGGCTTCGAGGATGGCGGCGCGTTCGGCCTTCAATGCCGCGTCGTCTGCCTTCCATTGCTCCTTGAGCGCCGCCAGCGCGGCCTCGGCCTCCTTGTGGCCTTGTTCCAGGATTTCCAGCGGCGTCATGACGTGATCGCTCATCGCACGCCCTCCGGTGCCGTCGCGGCTTCCAGCAGGTCACGGAGACGTTCCGCGCCATGCCTGTGATGGAACGGCACCCCGAGCGCGGTCAGTTGCGCGCGGAGTTCCTCGATCTCCTCCGCTTCACGTGGAGCATCCAGGACCGCGCCACGCTGTCCGCCAAGCTGCGCCCGCAACGCCTCGATCTCCGCTTGCATCGCGGCCATCTTGCGGAGGTTCGCGAGTTCGGCCTCCAGCTTCGCCATGTTGTCGCCCGGTGCCGGCGCATCAAGCGCGTCGCCGAGTTCCCGCCGCAACCGAACCGCGGACCAGGACGGATCGGCCGCGATGCCCATGGTGCGGCACCGCTGGATCAGGCCCTGGCGGTCTTCCTCCATCTGGGTCGATGTCTTCCCGCCGGACAGAACGCGCTCCTCCTCGTCCTCGGAGTTTACCAGGATGTCCTCGAAGACCTCCTTCGTCTCCTTCCAGGTGATCGTCCGCTTGTCGCACGTCTCCGTGGCACGTTCGAACTCCTTGGTGCCGCGCGACAGCCGGATGACCTTCGGATACTCGTGGTAAACGTAGTCGGCGGACAGAACTCCGTCCTCCTGCAACTTGGCGAGGCCGAACTGGTAGGCCCCGCCCATCAAAAGGAACTGCTGCTGCGCGCGTTGAATGTGGCCGCTCATGTGGTCTCCTGTTGGTTGTGCCAGCGCGGATGGAATTGCGCGGGTTCGAGTAATCGGTTCCGGTCCCATCCATCACGCATGCGGCGCATGATCGTGCTTCGGTTTATCCCGAAGTATTGGGATGCTTGGCTGACTGTCATTGGGCCGTGGATCGTCGGAATGATCTGATTGTCCCGCCGATTGTTCGCCTGCTGCTTGGCCGTCGCCCAGCGGCAGTTGTTCGGCTCGTAATTGCCGTTGACTTCCATTCGATCAATGGACAATCCCTTCTCCCAGGTCGGTCCCATGTCGTGCCAGAATTGCGTGTAGTCCTTCCATTGTTCGCAAACCGTGATGCCTCTGCCGCCATATTCCGGATAGCCAGGATCGGTCGGCAGATTGCACCTGCACAGCATCGCACGCCACGAAAGATAGGCCGGATGCTTGTGCATCCCATGCGTGGTGAAGCGCCTCACATTCTCTTCCGAGAGCCAACATCCGCAACTCTTGGATCGACCATTTCGCAATGACCGACCTATGACGCGCCTCTCTGTTCCGCACTCGCAAACGCAATACCACACCGTGGGTCGAGATGTTGTTTCGTCCCTGCTCCTTACGAGCCACCTTCCGAATTTCTGCCCGGTAAGATCGATCATTCCCATTTTCTCCTTGACACGGCAGGAGAATATGGGAGATATAGGGACTAGTCAAGCGTATGGCCTAGACAATGTCTGGTATTACTACCATCCATTCGGGCCTAACGAACAATACACCCCAAACTACGTCGAGGCGAGTTCCGGTTACACCGGTCCCGATGATATACTGCCGAACCATCAGCATCGACACGCCATCCAGTTCGTGCCGTGCGCTTTCCACGTTCGGCGGGATTTCCAAATCGGCCGTCGCCATTGTTATCGCATCCGGAACGAAGGCTAAGTTCTTCCGGTAAACCGCACTCGCCGGCGACACCAACGTAATCGCCGCCGTGTTCGCGGGCGACACGTCCACCGTCTGATACTGCACGTCGTTGCCGCCGCTCGACGGGATCAGCGGGGGATAGATGCTGATCGATGTTCCGGCGGTCGCCACGTCCGCGAGCACGACGAACTGGCGCAGTTGCCCGTATGACTGCTTCTCGATCCGGTTCACGCCGTTGACCAGCGCAAATGTGATGATATCGCCTTTCTTGAGCGTCCCGGTGATCGCGTTCGTCGTGATCGTGGTGCCAGTCTGGCTGCCGCCGTTGACGGTGCCCGCGGTGAACGTCCCGGCGGTGTGCATCAACACCGTCTGGTCCTTGAGCCAATCGAAGCCGAGCGCGTTCTTGACGTTGCCGCTGCGGTATTGCTCACTGATCTCCGTCGATGGATTGAACAGCCCGGACAGCGCCCCGGCGATGCGGCTGTCGGTGAACGGATTGACCACGAGGCGGTGGTTCATCATCGGCGCCGACTGCGTGTCCAGGATGGCATTCGCGGTCAGGATCGTAGTGATCGACGGGCTGATGATGGCGCCAGCCGCCTGGTTGTCCACATAGTTGCACACGCCGCCCTCGGCGCCCGCCATGATCCCCACGGCGACCTTGCCGGCGAGGTTGTTGACGGCCGGCGCGATGTAACGCTCGGCGAAGTCATCGACCTGCAACGTGAGTTCGATCTGCGGAAACGACATGCCGACGTTGTTCTGCGTCGCCATCGTCAGCGTGGTGAAGTTCTCGACGGTATCCTGGAACGACACGGACTGCCCGGTGCCAACCGTGTAATCGACCGGTAGGCGAATGCGCAGCGCGGTGCCGATCTTGGCGCCGGTACGCGCGTATTGGTCATCGTACTGCGTGTTGATGTTCCTCATGAACGCATTCGTGTTTTTCCAAAGCCTTACGGCGATTCGGGTCACCATATCGATCGTAATGAGTCGATCTGCCAACGACTTTCTCCTTGACTGTATCTATGAATTTGGACACCTGTCTCACTTTATCAAGTTCTTGACTAGGTAATCCATTACAGTCGTGGCGGAGAAAGTCGAAAGCCATCACGCCGCGAGCCTAAG